GTTCCATTTGTTCCAGCGACCGGTTTCCCAAAGACTCCAGATATTTTACAACGGCGCCATCGAGTTTTCCGCTGGTGGCATCAATTTTAACGGGACCATTCAACTGAGGTATTAAAGTAGCGTAAACATTACGAATGGCTTTGTCCATCGTGCGGTTGTCATTCAGATAGGCATAGTCATTATCGATAGCCACACAGGCATGGTTATCGTTAAAAAAGACTTTGCCTTCGTAGTTCGGATATTCGCGGATGAAGATATGTCCCAAAATATCTACAGCATCAATAGCGCTGTCGGTCATTGAATTCAGCAGGGTACCTTCAGCAAAAGCAGGAACCAGCAATTCGTTATCCGAGGTCATGTTGAATTTTTCTACCCAACCGATATTCTCATTAACTTTAGCTTTAGAAGTTGCTCCGAGTGCTGCACCCAGGCAGGTGATAGAATATCCTTTCTGAGCAAACAGAGCTGCGCCTGTATTTGCGCCATCCTGACCAACTATTGAACTCAGTTTGGCATCACTCAAAGCTCTCACGTTTGCCAGTGCTGTTAAAGCCAATCCGGTGATATCAGCAGCGTATAAGATAGAGCAATTTTTAATAACCACATCCAGTTCGTCGGCACGGGCCTGAAGTGAATTCAGATGCAAAGTATTGTAAGCAACATTTTTCATGTACACGCCAAACTGACGGATCTTACCTTTTACAAAATTTTGCATGGTAACCAATTCGGTGAATGTGTAAGATACAGGAATAGCAAATATTCCAACCCACAACGTTGCACCCGGATTGATCCTGAAAAATTCTGCAATATGATAATGCATCACATCGAAGAAGGCATTTTCGCCACCCGAAAACTGAGTAACGGTAGCAGTTCCTGCACCGCTGTTAGCTGCAACCAAATGTGTGCCTCCGTTGATTGTATTACCCAATCCTGACGGGCATACCAAGGTTACATTGGCACTTGAACCGGCAGCCGTATATCCCGAAGAACCGGCGTTGATAGCTGCTCTTAAACCGGCAGCAACTAAGGCTTCGGTATCGCTGGTTTGAACCGTATAAGTTCCGAGAGTCACACCATCCATGGTAACAGTCCAGGTTGTTGCAGCTGCACCGGCAGCCGTTATAGCAACCTTACCACCTGTGGCTTTGGTTTCGTCCAGTTGATCGGTAGTAATTCCGAGTGTTTCGGCAGCTATCGGATCGGTGATCTGTTTGATGCGATCATTGGCCGAGAAACCTGAAGGCAGACTGCCATGATAAAAAACAAGTCCGGATATGTGATCTTCACCGGCTAATGGCCTGGCTAATGAACCCTGACCTTTTACGAAAGTTAATTTTCCCATAATGAATTATTTAAATGATTTTCTAATTATAAATCCGAAAAGAAATAAGGCAATAAGCAATGCAACAGGAAATGCCCATTCGGCTACAGTTTTATATTTTTGCCAAAAAACCTGAGTCTTAGTAGTAGGTTTATCGGTAAAAACTGTCTGAGGTGGACATGGTATTGTATCGTGTATCGTTACAATCTTTAATAAGGTATCGGGAGGCGTATAGGCTTTAAAATTCAAATTATTGAACTTATCTATCCAATATTGAATCTTTATTTTCGATATACTATCGCTTTGGGTGTATACCGAATCCCGTACAAGTTTCTTTATATTATTGATGTAAATGGTGAGTTTATTGCTATCTGCTTTTACAGGTATCTTCACAGTATCTCTTATAGTAATAGGTATTCTGATGATGTCGGTTTTGCTGCCAAACTTTTCATAGCAACGGTTGTAGGTAACGCATCCATTAAGTATTAATCCCAATGCCAATATAAATATTGCACATGGAGCTCCACCATTACCTTTTCCAAAAAGTGAAGTTAAAAAGGTATCCTTAACCCATAATAAACCAAACACGGTCGGCAATAAGGCTCCGAATTCGGTACCGGTCATCCTGTGGAACCATACCATGCAAGCTGCAAAGATCAGAAGTAAGATCCCGATCAATGAAGTTTTCCAGTTTTTAATAATTCGCTCTTTCATAATTTTTATAGTGTTTGTTCAACTTCTAAAATAGATTTTAAGTAGGTTTGAAGCAGACAACCATTGAAACTTTTATCCATCAAAAGAGCCACATCATCCCTGTTGTCCTGGAACAAATTTTCGATCAATATGGCCGGAAAATGAGTGCCTGTTAACACGGTGAATTTTGCTTCCTTGTCGAGATCTCCGTCGCTGAAATCAGATCTGAATGGTAATAAAGGATTATCGTTTTTGATATGCTTACCAAAGATATCTGCAATCTGATCACTCCTGGTCTGCCCGGGAGATGTCCATATTTCAAAACCTCTGGCCGTCATCCACTCGGTTCCCATACCGGCAGCATTATTATGTGCGCTGATCATGATCTTGTTTCCCGGGATGCTATTGTATAAATTGCAACGGTTGGTGAGTCCGGGTTCGGTATCCTGAGTAACAGGAATAACAGAATCGATGTTATTTTCGGTTAACAGATCATGCAGAGCCTGTAAAAACATTCTGCTCCAAAGCCATTCTTTCAGCCGGCCATCAGGCGATTGTTTTCCCGGTACATCTTTCCCGTGAGCTACATCAAGTATATAAAGAAACTTACTCATCATTATTTTTTTTTCTGAATATTATCTTTTTCATCAGTGGCCATTTACATTTCAGGTGTCTCCATAAAGTGCCGCCTGCAGCTCCGAGTATTCCTCCTAAAAAACTAAGTATTACAACTTCCACAATTTTATCTGTTGTTATACCTCCCACAAATCCGATACAACTTCCGAGTGTCATACCGTGTAATTGGTCATTCTTCATTCTTTGCCAAATTTGAACCCCGGAGCAGAGTCGGACTGCTCCTTTCGACCTTCGGGGTTTCATCACTATAAACCTGAGCGAGTTTTATGCAGCATCTTGAATAATAAGTACCACGCCTTTTTCATCATTACGGCGTACACGGCCTCCCATTCTCTGCAGGAACGAATATACATCACCGAACATGGTAGGATTACCTTTTTGCTCGAAAGCTTTGGTCTGGCCCATGGCACGTTCTACTGATTGTTTCTGCCAACAAAGCACTACATCATTATCAGTAGTTGCACTACCGGCATCCGGTGTTTTAATAACTGGAGCGTCAGTATTAGTTGCGACAAGAACAGTGGCACGATCCATTATCCAGAACCCATGTAATCTTGTAATAACACCTTCGGGTAAATTCAGATCACGGATTGAATCTCTGTACTGAGTAAATTGGGTATCGGTTATAAGCTGATCATACATATCGGCACTGAATAGTGCATATCTGTCAACTTTAGGAACACCGTCTTTATTCATCATTTTATTGGCTCTTTTCAACTCATCAACAACAAATTTTTTCCGGCTGCCGGTTGCACCTGGAAGATGGGCATCAATGCTTCCACCTGTCGTGCGCAAAAATCTGTTTTCACCAACCTGTGCCCATTTAAAAAGCATCCAGTTGGCTATGATCTCATTTAAGTTGGCTTGATCTTCCTGAAGTACCGAACTGATTTTATCGTATGATAATTCAATAGTATCAGCATTGGGAATGTCATGAGGATCGGTTGTAAACTCATCTAAGGCATACGTTACATCAACATCCTGTCGTAAGGTTACCGTTGCAGGAAATGAGGTTCGGTTTCTTTTAACACTGGCCGGATTTCCTGCCTGTGGTATATGAACTAACTTACCTCCGATAACATATTCATCAGCAATGTAGCAATAGTTTAAAAATTCGTTATTTTTGAAAAGGTTACCAACGATGTTACTTTCCCACAGTTCTACCTGTATGGCCATAGTCAGCACGTTTTTCGGATGTTTAAAAGCACTCAGTGCCATAATGCCCGGTATGGTGATATAAGGCGTTACGGCGGTGGCTGCACTCACTGCTAACCCTATGACGACCATCACAAGAGTAGCTAAAATTGATCTTAAGTTTTTCACGATTTTAAATTTTTAGTTATTAATTTTTTGGTTTTTCGGTTTTTGATTAATTACTCCTGTTAGGATAAAGTAGTCCAGGCAGGTTTTCCGGAAACAAGTGCCAGAACCTGGCCATCTGTTCCTTTTGCAAGCGATTTCCATTCGGTATCGAAATAAAGAATATCGCCTGATGTCCCATCAGCGATCTTAGCAAGTGTCACAGCTTTATCTTCTATTTTATCAGTTGTAACAGCATCATCAGCGATTTTTTCTTTGGTAATAGAACCATCCTGAACATTATCGTTCGTAGAAGTAATGGTGATAAAATTGCTGCCGTCATACTTCATTAATACAACAACTGTAGAAGAAGCAGGAACCAAAACATCCGAACCGATTAATGCACCACCCAAAGTTATGGTCTGGAGAGCATCGCCACCAACCAGCACTAAAACGATTTCTGCATTCGGAGTTACTTCTTCATCCACTTTCGCACTGATCATAGCATCATCGGCAACATTCACTGTTAGAAAAGTTGTCATCTGGCAAATAGTAACATCGATTTCAGTTGCAAAATCGGGATCTTGTTTGTCCACGCTTGGGAATAACACTTCTTGAGTTTCGGTAAGTCCATTGGGAGCTTTGAAATTCAAACTTTTTCCGCTTGTTTTGTCTATAACATTCATTTTATGAATTTTTTTATGAAATTTATTGAGTTAATTATTCTGCTTTGAATTTTGCATCGAAAAGCTTCTGATAATCTTCCGGATGATTTTTCTTCATTTCAGCCAGGGCTTTAGGATCCTTTTTGTGATAGTCATCAAACGACCATCCTTTTTTACTTTCATCAGCCTTATCATCATTTGCGAGTTGGCTTGCAATTGATTTGTACGGTTTCATTCCGTCGATCACAGCTTTGGTTTCTTCAAACTTTGCTTCAGCCAGGGCCGTGAAAGTTGCTTTTTGATTTTCCTGAAGTTTTCCTGAAGCAATGGCGCCGTCGATCAGACTTTTTATTTCTGCCGTATGAGCTGCCTTCAGTTTATCTTCCAGTTTTTGTTTTTCTGCTTTTTCGGCTTCCAGATCTGTAAGCAATGATTTGTTTTTCATCACCACTTTTTCCAGCTCGGCTGCCACCATTTCTTCAGTTGCATCAGCAGGTAATACAACATTGGCTATTGCAAACAACGCAACGAATTTTGCTAAGTTTTTCATGTTTTCTTGAGTTTGATTATAATTGATTGAATTGTAAAATTTCCACATATCTTTAGGCTTGCAGGAGTCAAGCGCATCCGGAACCGACACTTCGGGCCCGTCAATAACTTCGTCGCACAATTTAGCCTGACAAGCCTGATCAGCTTTCATCCAGGTCATGGTACCTTTTTTCATATAGGCATCAATAACATCCTGAGTTGACATCCCGCAACGTTTTGCATAAATACCGGCGAGATCATCTTTCAAGCCTTTAAGCAAATTGGCAT